TCTAGGTTATCTTGGTTAAGTGCTTTGTATCCAGTTGGTGGTGTGTAAACAAAATAACCATCAGCAGCAGCATTAAATGTTGTTGAGCTACCAGAAAATATATTAGCTTGTTGCCCAAAATTAAGAGCATATGTTTCAGCGAAACTACCACCTCTCCCTACAAAAAATCGTCTTCTAATTCCTGTTGGAAATTTTGCTGTACCAACTGTAGTTGCATTTGCAAATGTATCTCTTGCACCACCCGCTCTAAACCAAGTATTGTTGTTGCCTATAAAAAGTGTTCCTGCATCTTGATCTAATGCAAATTGCAGTACATCACCAGAACTGACAAAACTATCGGGTGACACTGAATTACACCATGTAGTATCAGTACTAGATGAATCATAAACATTTGCAGTACCATTATAGTTTTGAAATATTACTGCTGTTGAGGTTACACCTGCTGAACCTGTATTTAATTCATCATGCTCATGCAAACCAAAGTATGCTCCACCTCCAGTAGCATAAGAAGTTATGTCTACTTCCCAGTACCATTTACCAGTGGAAGGAATATTCATTGTTGTATAAGCAGCTTTATTGTTTGTAGCTGTGACTATTTTAGTGTTGCCCTCTGATAACGTACCCATGGCATTTAAGCCACTATCAAATACATTAAAGTTTTTAGAAGGCGTATCTGTAAACTGATCTGATGTAGACCAAGCTGAACCACTGTCATTTTGTTCAGCCCAGTGATTGCCGTTACCAGATGAATCTTTTCCTGCACCTGTTGCAGCAACGCCAGAATTAAAAGTACCTTCGTATTCTAAATACCAACCTTCATCACCAAACGTAAGACCAGATACATCTTTTGGTATCCAACGATTTGTTGATGTATCTAGCTGACCAAAGCTACTTGCGTCTAGCTGTTGACCATCAATCATAACTGTTTCAGCTAAATACCAACTAGGTTCACCAATTCCATTATTTGTCTGTCGTCCAATGTTGTGTGCATTTTCAGAATTAAACTCTGTTTCATAATCATCAGTGCTTAAAGCAGTTCCAGTTGTGGTTTCTTGAACACCGTTAATATAAATTTTTACTTTGTTTGCACTAGCTACTGCTGCTCTTGTATCCACTGCTACAACTAGGTGATACCACTGACTTGTATCTGCAAATAATCTAGAAGTGTTTAGATTACAAACAAAACTTGATCCATTATAAAAATTTACATTAAGATGTTTCCCACTATCACCTACATGAAGTATTTGTGCTTGCTTAGAACCGTCATCTGTGCTTAAAAAAGCATTTCTTATATTAGGATTGCTTAACTTAAACCAAGTACTAAAGGTAAATGTTTTTTGATCACCACCAGCAGAAGGTGTAAAGCTAAGATACCTTTTATCTGCATTCTCAAACATTGCAGATTTATCGACGGTGTAAGCATCAGTAAACGGAACAAAGTCACCTACTCGCTGACCAGTGCCGTTACCCTCGTAGAGAGTAGCATCAAAGTAATCTATTCCTTGAAAGTCTGGTGCTGTTTGATTTGCCGTGTTGACAGCTTTAGCTGATGCGGGGCGGTTGCTCGCAGTCCACTCGCTTGCCTCAGTTCTCAGCGTGTAGGTTTCGCCAGAATAACCGCCGACAAAAAGAAACACATTTTCGCTCGGAATGCTCGAACTGATCGGGTTAGTGTCTGCGTCTGGATCAGCGCTGTTGACCCATGTCCCATTGATTCCGATGTAGAAATTTGAGCCTTTTCTGTAAACCTGTAGCACATCTGTTAATGACGCGCTGGTGTACGATGTGCCTGACGTGTCAGAGAAATCGTAGAACAGGCCGTCATCACGATAAAAGCAACGTTTTGCGCTGTCATTGGTGTTTGGAGGAGATGTTGAATAAACATTGTAAGACCCAGTGGCTAACCCCACGTTCATACGTCCAGCAAGACTGCGAGCGTCAAGAACAACTTCGCAGTAACTTTCGTCGGGAAATGGCAACGATGTGCGAGCGTGTTTCCAATTTGCCGTTGTCATCGCCAGCTTGCGGTTGCCGTTGCTAAGAGTTATTGTCGCTGCTGTGGAGTGATCCAACGAATTAAATTTTGAATGAACATTAGACGGCGTGCTGGTTGATTGATTATCACTGCTCATGCTGTTGGCAGTAAAATCATTATTATTAGAACTGATATCATTTCCTAGATCAGCACTATTTGAAAAGTCTAAGCAGAATGAATTACCACCAGTGGCAGTTGCAAGCGCAGAAATATCTGCGTCAGTTTTTGGAATATACTGCGAACCGTTAGTGCCAAAGGTATATGTGTCTAAAAAGTCTGTAACAACATAGTCACCCTGCTGAAAGCTTACACCATCAAGATAGCAGTATTGAGCATAAGCATGACCTGTGCTTCCAGCATTCTCACCAATGCGAAAGTTTACTTTGCTTCTTGCGCCAAGCATATCTAAGCCATTGGTAGTCGCAAGATTCTGTACGTTGATTGTAGTGTCTTGCTCTCCGTTAATATAAAATTTAATTTTATCTAAAGTATTAACTTGAGACATATCAATGCTTACAATGATGTGATACCAAGCAACGTCCCTCAATAACCGGGTATGCCTAGCAATAAGTTGAACGCCACCCGATGTAAAGCTGTTGACTACTAGGGTATCACCGCCACCATAACTGGTATTTGTTTGCAACCCACCAAAACCAGACGCTTCAAACCATGTACTTTGAGCAACGCCAAAATTGTAACGCTGATACCAAAATGAAAAAATACCTTCAGTTGTTGAGTTGCCAGAACCTGCATAAGTCTTGCTAAAATAGTCAGAAGGTCCGTCCAGCCAAACAGAATTACCAATCAGGGTTGGATCAAATGGTGCTACTCCGCCACCCTGACCTGCAGCACCTAAAAGAAGATTATTATTAAATACCATCTATGAATACGCCTTTGTTACTAAACCATGTACATCTGTAGATGTGTGTACAATATAGTCTAACCTATCTACTGCATTGATAGAAGTAGAAATAACAGGAGCAGTGCCATCAGGAAAATCCCAGTTTGATCCAAAGGCAAGTGTTCTTGATCCTGTACCGTCTTGTACAATAAAGATACTTCCTACCTGACCTGCAACACAGTTGGTTGGATTTTCTAATGTTCTGTTACCTGCCAGTGTAATTGCAAAGTTCTGTCCTGTATTAAAGTCAACTGCGATACTTGCTGCATCTGTAAGACTTACAATGTCTGCTACAGCAGCAGTACCGATACGAAGTTCTTTTCCTAGAAGTGCATCTACTCCAATAGCAACTGCACTTACATAAAAGTCTGTACCGCTTACTGTACCAGTTAGTGTACCACCAGCAAGAGGTAAATGGTTTGCAATGCTTGTTGCTAATGTTGCTGATAGATTTGTAATAACCGTATTAACACTTGTAATTGCAGCAGCATTAACTGACGTTACAACAGACACTGCCTCTACTACAGTATTAATACTTGTAATAGCTGCTGTATTCACACTTGTTAAAGCAGAGACTGCTTCTACTACTGTATTGATGCTTGTAATTGCAGCAGTATTAACTGAAGTAAGTGCAGAGACTGCTTCTACTACTGTATTAATACTGGTTATAGCTGCAGTATTTACACTTGTAAGAGCAGAAACATTTGCAACTACTGTATTAATACTTGTAATAGCTGCAGCATTAACTGACGTAACTGCGGATACTGCATCTACAACTGTATTAATACTTGTAATTGAATCAAGATTTGTTTGCGTTAATACAGATACTGCAGCAAGTTCAGCACTTGTTGCAAAGTCAAGATTATCAACTACAGTATTAATGCTTGTAATAGCTGCAGCATTAACTGAAGTAAGTGCTGAAACATTTGCAACTACAGTATTAATACTGGTAATTGAATCAAGGTTTGTCTGTGTTAATGCTGATACTGCAGCAACATCATTTACTGTTGCAGCGGTAACACCAGAGATAAGCAGATCACCTGTTACTGCAAGAGCAGTACTAACTGAAACTGTACCAAAGTTTTGATCAGCAGAAACAAGGATTGTTCCACTTACAGGTATTGAACTTGATACTGCACCATCAACTGTAATCTTAATGCCAGTACCTGCTTCAACAAACTTAACAGTACCACCTTCAGCAGATGGAACATTTGTTAGACCTGAACCATCACCTACGAAGAACGCTGCACTAACAGTGTCATTAAATGTAGCAATAGAAGCAGATACTTTAGCAACATTAATTGTTGTATCTTCTAAACTTACAGCAATAGTTGGATTGCCCTCAGTACCATCACCATTAGTAATTGCAATGCCTGCACCAGCAGTTAAAGTTCTTCCATTTACACTTCCGCCACTTACTGCAACAATTCCTGTTGCACCAGTAAGATCAGCAACATTATTTAATGTAGATGCGTCAGCAGTAAGTGTAACACCATTTAATTGAAGTGTGCCATCAATATTAATAATACCAGTAGTAAGTTGTAAAGGAGAATTAGCACCAGAACCATCTTGTACTGTTTGAAGAGTAGTAGTTAATCCTCTATTATCAGAACCTATTTGTAATAGTTGCTTATAGCTATTTGCAATTGTTGATCCAGTAAGTGTTGCCATTATATCATATTCCAATCAGTGTCATAATTTTCCCAAGTATTAGTAGCATTATTCCATACTAGATTTCGATCATTATTCAATGGTGGACGTGGATTACGAATACTCTCGTCATCTCGTACATTAGCAGTCCTATTCTGCGGATGGTTCTTTAAATCATATGCACCTTCATAATCTGTAGGGCATACAAGCATACCATAACTATTCATCTTCAATACCCTATGAGGATACCGAAAACCACAAGTGTCACATATTGCTAATGCTCGCTTGTTACTTGCCATAATTATACTTTATTCAAACGTGGTAGAAAATAGGCACTTGCTCTTTCTCTGTCCTCGTCCATTGCTCTTGAAAGTCTTTCTTCATATTCCATCTTTAAAAACTGAATACGTGAACCATCTACACCGGGTCGCTTCATTGACATAAAGTATGATAGACCTGCTGTAAGACAGGGAAGAAAACGTCTCGATACATCAGCAATTTGTACAGCAGACTTATTAACATCTTGTGTATACTTTATTTGTTCTAGTTTAAGAGTATCTGTTGTATTCTCTGGTACAGGCCAGAGGTAAAGAGTAGGATTAGCGCGATCACGGCGAATAGCATACTGTGTAGGTCTGCCCTTTTGACTCTTGCGAGGTATCTTGAGATACTCTTCCATACTAATTCTTTCAAGTTGTAAATCAGTATTATCTCTACTTAATACTACCTCTGTAATATCTATTGTGCTAGAGGTAAGAGCATAAGCTGTAACGCTAGTAGAAACTGAAACTACTGTAGTACCAGCAGTCCATAGAAGAATACCTCGGTTCTGCCAATCTTGTAAAAGAAGATTGATTGAACGACGAGCAGACTTAGGTTCATGTCCTAGTGTTTGCTCACCACCAATCATTTCCATTGCTTCTTGAATAACTTCATCAATATCCATTGAGAAGTTATATGTGCCACTGGTACTCATTAGAGTTATCCCTAGTCGTTATACTCTACAATTTTACCCGGTTCATAATCTACAACAACATCTTGTTCTGCACCTTTAACCTGTGGACCTTTACGTGCAGCACCAAAACCCTGACCTGTAGGTTTACCAGTCATCTTTAAAACGTCCTCTTGTGTACGAGGATTTTTAATCCAATTATACGTATACTCTTTTACTGCCATTTTTAATTCTCCTGTTAGTCTTACGTTTAGTTTTTCTTTTTTTGCTAGGCACTTTAGTAATCTGTTGTGGTATGCTTGATCTACCTATAGCCATTATTTTTTACCTTTTATTTTATACATAGCTTTTGCCATTTTGTCACCTGCTTTATTTTTAGCAGAATTAGATAAATCTTTAAAGTGCATTACTTTCTTTGATGTTTTAGTATGTGTCTTTCCACTATGTATTGATCCATCTGGCATTTTATGAACTTCACCATAATAGGGTGTACCGTCTTTAGTAAAATGTGCCATACCTTTAGCCATCTAACACTTCCATCTTTTACGTGCTTGTCGTAGTCTTGAGTTAGGATTTTTAGCAGCTTTGGGAAACTGTTTCATTTGTCCTGCACTACGTGCACAGTAACTCTTTCTGCGTGCTGCTCGTTTACCTGAAGGATTTGATTCAGTTACAGCAGTTTTAAGTTTACTGCCGGGATTTTCTCTGCGGTATTTAGCTACTCCTTTTGCAGTCATACCTGCACCTTGTTTGGTAGGACGCTTATGTCCACCACCAATAGTATGACCCTTCATTCCTTTACCAGTAGACTTACGTTTCTTTTTTACAGCCATTATTTTTTCCTGCGTGTTTTAGTGCTAGTTTTAAAAGTACGAACCATTGTGGGCTTACCACCTACACCTTGCTTAACTGCTCGCTTACGCTTTACTGCAGATGCTTTCTGTCCTGCTGTCATACGCTTTGCTTTTGCAAGTGGCACACATTTAGGATACTTACGCTTTGTACTCTTAGTTGACTTTCTTCCACAGGGTTGATACTTACCATTCTTCTTTGGTGCACCAATGTCAACCCACTTTTCGTCTACCCATTTGCGTAAACCACCACCTGCTTTCTTCTTTACAACTTTTTTCTTTTTCTTTCCACCCGGCTTTACCTTGCCACTACAAACAGCAGACGCATACATATTTGCATAAGCTGAAGGATATACATCAAACTTACGCTTTGCTGCAGCTTTACCCTTTGGACATAATTTAGCCACGTTTTCTTTTTCCCTTGCTCTTTTTTGCCTGACTTAGTGCAATAGCTACCGCTTGCTTTTGAGGATACTTTTCCTTTTTTAGCTTACGAATGTTTGCACTGACTGTCTTTTGGCTTGAACCTTTTTTAAGAGGCATTACATATACAGTCTATTCTGACAACCGCCTTTGCCTTTTTTACCTTTACTCTTTGATGACTTGGATGTTTTACCCATAGCCATTTTCTGCTGCTGAGTGATAGAACCGCCATCTTTGTACTTCTTGACTTTACCACCACCCATCATTTTCTTTTTATCATACATTGTAGTTTTCCTTTCTTGCTTTAATTAAAAGCCTCTAAGTGCTGCACCTGCGCCACGACCAGAAAATCCTTTACGTCTTTTAGATGTGCTTTTTTTAGACGCAGATTTTTTCTTAACTACCTTTTTAGTTTTAGATAATTTTTTTATCTGTCCACCTTTTTTAGCTGGCTCGCCAATGTCTTTTTCAAACTGTTCTGGTGTAGCATATTTTATTCCGTACTTTCTAGAAAAATCTCCTAGAGCAGTACCTTCCTTACCATAAAACCTATAACCATCATCAGTAGGTTTTTGACGTTTAGGTTTTTGACGTTTTGGATTAATATTTAATTCTTCATTATCACCTTTCTTAGGAGCAGAACGAACTTTTTTTGGTTTAGGTAAAGTACGTACATTTACTTCAGGAACAGGTTTTAATTTTTTATCTTCTTTTTTCTTTGTATCTAAAGAAGCTAAACCAGTAGGACCAATTTGAGATGCTCTACTTGCTGATCTAGCACCTTCTTTAGATACGCCGACAACTTTATTATTTTCTCTTTGTCTTTCTCGTAATGCTTTTCTTCGTGCTGCCCCTGTTAATGATCTTCCACCACTTGTTGTTACATTACGCCCACCAGTTGTTGCTAATGGTTTATTTGTTGTTGTGGGAAGATTACGTTTATTTAAATTTTTTGCAATTTTTTCTTGCGCCATTCTTTCCGCAATATTTTTTTGATCTGTTTTATCTTTATCTTTTTTTGCTCTTGCTGCTGCATTACCTGCACCTCTAGCTGCAGCAGCAGCGTTAGGTTTTTTAGAAGGTTTTCTTCCTGCACCTGTATTAGGTTTTGGACGAGGTGCAGAAGTAAGAGTTTTTCCTTTTGGAGTAGTTCTAGCTAAATTTTCTACTTCTTTTTTAGTGGCTTTAGGAATATAACCCTTCATCGAATCTACTGCTTTTTTAGATGCTTCTTTAGCTAGTCCACTTTTTGTAAGTGCACGTGCAACAGTAGGAGCAACCATGCGAATAGCATTTGCTCCTGCAATTATAATTGGAACGAAAGCTGGCATTTTAAAAATCCTCTATTTAATTAGTATTAGGTACTAAGTTGTTGTCTGCACCTGCAGGACTTGCAGGAGTTTGCATATCATCTCGTCTTGTCCTACGTGCCTGATTACGCTGCAGTTCAAGAACTTGTGCATACCTTTGTTCATAAAGCTGTGCACCGGGAAAGTCTTTCTGAAACAACATTGCTTCTACCATTGAGGCATTGAACAATAAGTCATAACAGTAATTAGAAAAATAGTTTGTTGGTGTAGCTGATGTAAGAGTAGTAGGTCTACTTATATGTACTACCTGTCCATCATAAGTAGATGCAGGTGTAGGAGCAACTAGAACTGTACTATTATTACGCGGTGCATAATAACGTGGTTCTGCTGTAGAAGCAGATACAGGCCAGTAGTCATTTAGATATTCATCTGTTCTTTGAAGCAGATTAATTTTTGTTGAGTCACTCATAATATTAATGTTCTTTATAACACGTGTACCTGTAGGAAGAGTAAGAATATTATTACCCAGACTTACAGCAACAGAAGTGTACGTCACCAAACCATAGTCATCTAGGTCTTTGGTAAGTCTTTCTTCTGCACGATTGACCATGTTTGGCACATAGTCTAAAAACTCTGTACCATCATTTTCACATGCATTGATCAGATCATTAACGAGATACGTGTAACTAGCCATAGAATAATGTCACTGTAGAAGCAGAAGTAGGAGCAGAAACTTTCACTACACCATTCATACGAATGCCAAACTCAGGAACATACACTTCATTTACATCATTGTTTGTTGTATTTACAAACTTAATATTGTTGCCCTTGAGTGTTCCGTATTCATCTGTAGATGTACCTGTAATTAAAAAAGTACCTACACCTGAAGCATTAAGAGAACGAACACGTGTATCAGCAACTGTAACGCTTGAAGCAACATCCACAACTGCACCACTGCCTGTTACAAAACCCTGTCGAATGTTGGTTGGCATTTATTTTTCCTTTAGTTATATATAAAAACTAGGTTTATTATACTTCATAAAACCTAAATACAAAAGAAAGAAGGGCAGGGAAAAAATAGTTTTATTCTTTCCCTACCCTTTACTTTCTTTAGTTTACTACGGAACTATTAGGAAGAACCTGAAGCACCGTAGAAACCACGCCAATCGGACCAGCCAAAGCTGTAACGCTCACGTGCCTTGAACCGAAGATTACCTGTATCAAAGTCAGGTTCCATCTTGGTTTGTAGTGGTGCGCGAACAAACATCTTTGTACCGTTTGGTGCGTCTGTCTTTAAGAACCAAGCATTCGTATCAGTGAAACGATGGTTTACAAAGAAACCACCGGGAACTAGACCCTGATTACGAATAGCATTGATATCATTAACATTAGTAACGCCATCTGTACCCTGTGTAGTAACAGTAGTAGAGAGTGCACTATTTAGAATCTGATCTGCAGTGAATGCAAGATCAGGTGGAATGTGAAGAGACTCTGCACGAATACCGATTAGAATACCACGATCATCCTTTGCTTTGGAGATAGTGATAAGAGCAGATTCGAGAGATGCTTCTGAAAGATCGGTAGCATCAAGATCATTGTCCTGAGTACCGCCATCAATGACTGGATGGCTGTCACTGAATAGTGGCTGACCATCACCACCAAGATAGGCTGCGCTAAAGCCGTTATTGAAAACGTCTGCAGCTTTTACCTGCTTGGTGTTTGCCATTGCACGGGCAAGACCACGTGCACGTAGTTTGGCAAATGTGTCATAGAGGTTATCTTCCATTGCCTCTTCTGTAACTGAGAAGGCTAGACTGATTGTCTCGTGTGTGTAACGAGCAGTGTAGCTTTCTTGTGCGTCATCATACTGAACAGCAGCACCTTCATTTTTAACAGGTGCAGTGCCAAATCCAGTAAATAGAACTTCTTCCTCAAATGCACGATCTGAATTTTCAACATCGAATAGAGGTGCATGTTCGTTATCAACATCACCATACTCAAGGCCGAAAACGGCATTTAGACCGGGAAGAAGCTCTTTAGCAATACTAGCGCGATTAATAGCCATTATTAATTACTCCTTTCCCTCGCTTAGTTTACTGAAGCATCAGCAGAGATATATGCATCCACATGCTTCACGATACGAACTTCCAGCTTGGGGAAGGCACGCTCTGTATTAACAGCAATGTCATTGCCCGGTTCATCAAGAACTGCAATTGCACGAAGCATTGCATTTCCAGTTGTACGACTACTAGCATCAATACCAAAGCCTGACTTGCCAGTAAAGGTAGAACCTGCACCGAGTGTAACATTAAAGTTTTGTGAATTAATATCTCCAGCAGAAACTGTTGCATCTGCTTGAACAATAAATGTTGCCTGTGGATTATCAACAACAGCAGCATATGCTTCTGTTACTGAAGTATTAGCAGGCCAGTAAGTTGACCAGCTTGGTTCACCATTAGCAACATAACGACAACCCATGAAAACACCCATAGCTTTCTGAGTTGTAGTAGTTAGAACTTCAATATTCCCGGCATTATTAACGACGATATCACCAGTAAAAATGTTAGTGTTGTATGCACTCGCAATTGGATAGTCATTTGTAGCTTTGCTATTAGGTGCGCCACCACGAATGCGGGAAGGAGTAAGTCCATTTAGTGTTTTTGTAGTAGTCATAACACTATGTTCCTTTCCTAGTTAAATACATTGACAAACAGGAAATGACAAATTAATCTTGAAAAGATGCTTGTCGTCCTGTTGTAACCCTTGATCGACTAGAGTTAGAGATAGGCATACGAGAATCAGAGTTACTCATAAGCTGCATATTAACAGCTTGTACTGCCTCTCTACTCTTGTTTTCATAAAACTCTTGACGAGATTCAGCTAGGTCAGTAGGCATTTTGCCTAAAGCCAAGTCTCCACGACAGACCGCTCCTGCATATCGTCCTTCTTCCCTCACGACGGAAGACATAAGCATCTCAGGAACTTCTTCCTGACTAACTAATTCCCAACCTTCAGCTAAACGCTTGCCAATGTTTTGAATGTCGTCTTGACCCTTCAAAGTAATTCGTAGCCAGCGAAGGGACATTCCTTCACTTTTAAAACGGTTGCGAACTGTATCAGGAATATCTAACCAATTTGGTTCTTCAAAAACTCTACGAGTTTTATTTTCCCTCATGCTTGATTCACGTGATGTTGTATTTCGTGTCATTGTATTTGTCCTTCCTTATCCACGCTTAACTATAAACACTGGTGTATTCGCCATCGGCTTGTTCAACCTTTAGCTTTTCAGCAGCGTATTTTTCAAGTGGTATACCCCATTTATTTGCCAACCTTACATCTTCTTGAGTAAGTTTGACTTTGTTGTTACTCTGAGAAGTTTTTGGTGTGCGTGACGCACCCGCTACCACTTGAGCAGAACTTGTAGCCGTGTTCTGCAAACGAGGTGTTTCAGGTTCAGAGTTAGCATCCTGAAACTTATGAGGATACCGCTGACGTAAACGATTGTCAACTTCCTCGTAAAAATCATCATCTGAAGGATCGTAACCTTCACCCTTCAGTTCTTGGTCAATAGTAAGAGCAGCGGCAGTCATAATTTGATCCTGACCAAACCATGAATTTTTAGTTGCCCATTCTACTGCCTTTGGATCGTACTCTTGAGTCTGTTGTTGCTGTTGTGCAACTTGTGCTGCTTGCTGCCCATTTGACTCTAAAGCACGATTGTATTCTTCCCAAGCTGCCTTCTGCTGTTCAACACGATTTTTTTCTGCATAGGCTTTGCTCATGCTTTCTTGTGCTGTTAGCATTCCGTCAGTATCACCTGACTCAACGGCTTGCTTATATAACTGTTTAGCTGCTTCAATGTTTGATTCTAGTTGACTCTCAGTACTGTCAATAGAATTTTTTAAACTTGAAGAAAGCTGTGTATCTCTTTCCTGTACAGCAGAACGTAAATTATTAATTTCACTACGTAGCTGTTGTAATTCTTCATCGCGTTCCTTACGCTGACGAATTAACTGTTTAATTCTTTTCTCTGCACCCTTGGTCTTAATACCTTCTAGTTCTTCAGGTTGTTCTTCTTCTTCATTATTCTCAACCTGTTCAACTACTGGTGCAGCTTTTAATTCTTGTTCTTCTTCTTGTTCTTCAACTTCAAACTCAACTTTAGAACTTTCGTCACTATCTTCTTTTACATCAACTGTTGACCATTCTTCACTCATTAATATATTTCCTTTTTCTCTGACCCGTTAGCAGCGAATCTAACGAATTGGTTTTAACTTACCCGCTGTATTAGTATATTACAATAATTTATTATAATATACAAATTTAATTTGAAAGATGATATGTAGGATCAAGTAAACTTGGCTTTTCAACTTTCATAATTACTTGATCATCAAAAATAAGAAGTAGCTTCATACCTTTATACATAAACTTCTGTCCTGAATACTTTGCATAACAAACGTAATCACCTACGTCACACCATGCTCCATTAGGAAACTTATCTTCGTCTTTATAAGCTAAGTCACCTTTCTTTAAAACTTTAGCAACGGTAGTAAGGTATGCAACATCATCCTTTACTTTATCAGGAAGAATAATACCACCCTTTGTCTTTTGCTTTACTGCAACTGGAAGAACCAGTAGATGAAAACCAGGAAGAGTAGGAAGACTTTTAATGTCTACCTTTACTTCACTTTCATCTGTTACCCAATCAGCAGCATCAACTGCCTTGTCCATTCGTACTGCTTGCATCTAGTCAATATCCTCCTCTTCATAGATACGTTGTTTTACGATGTGCTTGAGACATTCCTTTGCCCACTCCACACCTTCGATCACACCCACTGTGTGACGATACTCATCGTAACTTGAAGCGTTACCATATGCAAGCGAATTTTTTAAGTCTAATATTTTTTCTTCGTACTTTAAATTTAACTCATCCCAAAAGTTCAAAACCTATTATCCCCTACGTGCCTGTCCAATAAAGTTAGTAAGCATATCTGCTGCCTTTAGTGCTTTGTCCTTGTCAATGCTTGCTTCTGTTTTAGCAAGATCAATAAGAGCATCCAAGGCTGCAATTGCTTTCTTTGCATTACGATCCAGTTCTTTTTCTTCTTTTGCACTGGAAAGGTTAGCACCTTCCTTGAACATATTCAACTGAATTTCCATTTCCTTTAGATCAAGTTCACGGTTCTTATTAGCAGCAGTAGCAGCTTCCTTTGCCATCTGTGTTTGAACTTTCTGTTGCTCAACACCCAAACGCTGCTGTTCAATCTGAACCATCTGTGCTTCAGGTGTAGCTGCCATTTGCATCTGTGCTGCAGCTTGATTTGCCTGTGCCACCTGTTGTGCAGCAGCGGCAATAACCTGTTCCATAAGCCGTGGGTCTTGTACGTCCACACCTGCAGCAGCAGCTTCAGGTCCGTACTGTGCAATCATTTCTTTTGATACACCACTAATTTGTTCCTGATACTTCATTATCATGTGTTCCTGAATGTTTGCTTGCAGTACAGGAACAATACGTTGCATCATAGGATTAGCACCATTCATCGGGTCTTGAATGTACATAGTCTTTACCTGAATATGTGCGTCATGGTTCTGACCCATGAATGCCTGAATTGGCATACCCTTGACTGCAGCTTGAATATCGCTGACAGGATCAAGAGGCATTGGTGTTGGCTTTTCAGGCATGATCTTGTCTAGATTAGGAATGTTTGCTGCCTGAAGAATTGTCTTATTAAGTTCTTCTACATTGAACATACCGGGAGGTGCAGCTTGTGATAACTGTAATGCAAGCTGTGCCATCATCATACGGTGTGCAGAAGAAGGAATGTTAGGATCAGATACAGGAATAATATCAATCCTGCCATCAAAATCATTACGATAGATATTAAGTGTACCATTTGGAATATCTACCATTGACTCTTCAGGTAGATATTCAAAGTTAATACGACTTAGTAGTTTAAACTCATCGTGCTGAGACTTGTGTAGTCGTTTATGAATTGCACTAAAGAACTTGCTACTTGCTTCCAACAGTGCCATTGTTGTACCAACAGGTCCATAGCTTGCTGCATCAGAGACAACCTGTTCAGTTGTATCAGCAAACTTCTGTGCTGTAGCAGTAACAAAGTTGAGCATTTGAAACAAAGTCTGTGAAGGTTCTTTGTATGGCAGATTAATGATCATCTTGGACAGATCATTACCTGTAGCTTCAACTTCTCTAAATTCACCGGGAGCAATAGGATCATTGTCTCCTACAATACGCATACCCTTTGCCTTGAAACCACCGGGTAGATTAGCAAACTGACCTGCGTCAACCAAGCTACGCATTGCTGCAGTTGCAGTCATGGTAAGATTACCAAGGAAGTGAATTAAACCTAGACCATAAAAACCAAAACCGGGAACAAAACGATAGTGAGTAAAGAAGATTTTCTTTTCTCTGCGTCGATCATCCTTGTTGTAGTTTCTACGAATTGACAAAACCTTACGGCTTTGCTCTTCAATAGTAACAATATAAGGAAGAGACAATCCGTCCTCATCCTCGTAGCCTTCAATGTCAAGATAGCAGTGCTGCTCAAGAAGAACGTACTGTGGATCGTGACTGCCAGAGGGAGACAGACCCATAATTGTATCCATCTTCTGACTGATAGGAGCAAACTCTGGTGTACTTGCTTCAGGCAGGTCTACTTCTGCGTACATTCCTCCTGCCATATCACGCTGCATTTCTACTGGTGAGCGATAGATAACATGCGTGTAGCGATCTGCTCTGCGTAGATCGGTAGCATAGTAAGACACATAGAACTGATCAATAGGAACAAACTCTGATACAGGACGATTTAGACTGCTGTCAAAGTAAATTTTTTTAAATGCTGATCCGATAAGAGGAAGATGAAAGAGCATACGTTCAAACTCGTCAAAGTACTCAGGCATTTGTTCAGTTACCTGATAGTTCATAAAGTCCTTGACGCGATGACTTTGCTTTTCTTTTTCTTCAGTTACTTCACCAATGATCTGTGACTTTACTGGTCCACTAGCAGGAAATAATTCTTGTGTTGCCTTTGACTGAAACTTAACTGCTGACTCAATAAGGATTGGATGAACTGCAGTACATGCACCTTCAAATGGTTCTGATGCTTCTTCCAGCTTTAGACCTAACAGATCAAAGCCACGCTCAAACATACTTTCCCATTCTGCTCGACTGTCCTTGTCTGCAGTAAAGTTATCATGTACTTGAATAGCAATGTCTTCAAGAGTTTCTTCGTCCAGATCGTCTACCAAGTTTCTAAAAAATTCTTCGTCCTCCTCACCGATCTGTTCGTCAGACAAGCCTTCATCTATATTACTTTTAAATTCTACTACAATACCACCATCACTAGGATCATATTCCATACTTGCTTCAGTACCTTCTGTTTCAGTTTCAATCTCTACGACTGAAAGTTCTACTGAAGGAATAGGATCAAAAGGATTGCGTTCAGTTGCCATGTTCTATATTGCCTTTGCTGTATAGTTGTAAGGATTACGTTCTACCACAGAACCACCTTTCTTATAGCCAAGTGTACTTGTTTTTTCTACATCAAACAATGGAATAAATTGTTTTTCTGGTTCAAAGAGCATAATATTTTTTCCACCTTCTTCAAAAGTTGTAAAAGAATCATACCCTTCTTCTTTTAAAACTTTTAAAAAATCTTTATTTTCAATTGTACCATACTGACCTTTTTTTATTCCCTTTTTAAAAATATCACTAAGGTTTTCTACTAATTTTCCTCTATTTAATTCTAAATATTGACTAATTGCTTTTGGCATAGGTACATTATCAAATTCATGTAAAAACATAACCATTTCTTTTTGTTTTCTATTTAATAAATTTGGATCAATATAGTCACTAATTTTTGTAGAACTTTTATTAGTAGTTTTAAGTTTTGATAAAGTATCGTCTATTTCTTTAATATCTTTTTTTGTTTTTTTAGAAAATTTATTTAATATATTTTCAGTATCTTTTACATTTTCAAAATCAAATGTTTTTTTAGCTTTTATCATACCGGGAATTAAACGTGCACCTGTTGTAGCTATTTCATCCTTATAATAACTATCACCAGATAATCCAAATCTACCTGCTACATCAGGCTGAGTTGAAGTAGACAAAAAATCATAACTACCTTTTTTTAAATCAAATTCAGAAAATGGTTCACCTGATCTAGTAGAATGGTATACTACAACAGGATTTCCTTCTTCGTCTATTAAAAATTCTTCTTTATTCTTTTTTTGTGATGCAATTTTTATTGGACCAGATGGCATTTGATCAATATTATTTTTTATATTTTTTCTTCTTATGATTCTATTAATAGATTTACTTGCTTTTCCTACACCCGGCACATTCTCTGCACTGACAAGAGCAGTTCCTAAAACTCCTGCAAGCATAGCTTTAGGATCACCTTCTGTTACTCCTGACTGTAAGTCTTTTCCTGCAGAAGACAAAGCATCAGGTATATCTCGTAAATCAAATAAACTTAAAAGTCCTTCTACAGGACGAGCAGCAGGACCAAGAGCAGCACGTGCAGTTTCATCTCCTTCAGAGAAAATACTTGACAACATTTCTTTAATACCTTCCAAACCTTCCTTTGGTGCTTGAATCTTTATAGATGGTACATCACTACCACCTATAGGAAGATTTTCAGGTGCTTGTCTTTGCTCTGCCATTTAATTTATACCTTATGTGTGATAAACAAAAATATAATCTGCTACTGTTCTGCCTACGCAGTCCATACCTAGATCAGCAACAAGGTAGTCTGCTATCTCTTGCTGTGTAGTACCAAATCGTTCACACGTATTTTTAATTTCAATATTGATTACAGGCTTTGTACGTTTGATTGTTTCGCTCGCTCCCTTGAGAAACTGTAATTCAAAACCTTCAACGTCCACCTTAATATAATCAATCTTTTTAAAGTCAAAAGAGTCAAGTGTCTTTAGTACTGCCTTGTACTCTCCCTGTTTCACGTCCGTAGTAATTGAAGCAGTTCCGCTGTTGCCTTCCGCAGCGTACTCCAGTGCAATCTCTACGTCATTCTCTGCACCCAGTGCATAGGGTAGTATTTCAAATCTATCGCTAGAAAAATCTGACAGATTACGTGTAAGACATTCCCTGTGTATTTCAATTGGTTCAAAACAATAAACCTTATTGAACATATTACACAAGTCTACTGCCCATGTACCTACGTGACTACCTACATCCAATGCAACATCAAAGTCATCTACAAACTGTAAACTTCTTGTTCTGTGTGGCTTTTGGTACTCTTCTCCTGAAAAGTGATCATCGTTGACAGGAAAGTAAAAGTCCTGTCTCTTTTCTAATTCATATGCAATTTTCATTTTTAGATTATAACCTTAAACTCTCCAATACGCAACACGTTTCTGTCTGCGTGGATTAACATCGTCTTCCCAGTCTGGGTCTTCAGGATGTTCCAAACGCCAGCTATCCTTAACATAATGTATTGCCATTGTCAATGCGTCCACCTGATCATCATGTCTGCCATAAGGAAACAGAATCAACTCTTCGTACAACTCTCTTGCCCATTCTTTTCCTTTTGGTAACCATACTCTTCCCGCTTCCATCAAAGGTGAAGCAGTAAAGACTCTTGACACTTTGTCCTTGTCAGGCATGTACTCTAAGACAGGAAGACCACTCCTTCTCATGTCCTGTATTAGCGACTGTCCACTTGCTTTCTTTTCTACCACACAAATATCAGGCTTATGCTTTTGGTATTCCTGTTGTGCAATACGTCTTAGATCAGGATATTCAAATCTACCACGTACACTACCGAGTAGCAACAAATTACTTGCTACTCCCTCTATACCGTCCTCACTGTCTTCATGGAAATGAAACACTCCCCACGTTTGTATAACACTATAGTCTGCTGTTGTCTTGGTACTAAAGGCAGTATCATATGTCTGCATAATAAAGTCACAGCTTGGTGGTTCTTCGTACTCCCACCAGTTGATCCAGTTCTTTTTGATCAGACTACCCTCATCAGGTGTAGGGTTTTGCATGTACAGGCTTTCCCAATACTTTGATCCATTGGTTGCCTTAATTTCCATTTCGTCTACACGCAGTGTCTCATCGTCCTTCCACTCAGGAAAGTAACTTGTACCTTCAGGAAGACCCAGCAACTTACTGGACTTTTCGTCCAGCCATGCAGGTATACTTACTACGTCCCAACGCATCTTTGTTTCAATGTCAAACTCGTCCTGCTGCTTTAAGAGCCACCCACAAAGATCATCATAATGATAGCGAGTATTAATAATAATAATAGCACCATTAGGCATAATACGTGTACGTAATCCTGAAGGCCACCATTCTTTAATGTACCGTCTACCCGCATCAGAGAACGAGTCTTCTTCTGACATAACGTCATCAAGTATAGCAATGTGTGCACCCCTTCCTGCAATCTGTGATCGTACACCTGCGGCATAGTAACTACCATTTAGGTTTGTCTTCCACTTACCTGCAGCACGAACGTCTGCACGTAGATTAACACCGGGAAACATATTTGTAAAATCTTCCGTATTTACAATATCACGCACTGATCTACCAAAGTCACTGGACAACTGATCAGAGTGACTAACTGTCAGTATCTCATGATTAGGGTTTTTACCTATGTACCATGCAGGAAATAACTTGGAACAGATTACTGACTTGCTGCTACGCGGTGGAAGAAAGACCATCAACCGTTTGATCTTTCCTTCTACTACCTTTTGTAACTTGTCTGACAGAACTTCAATGTGTCTTCCCATGTGCCAGTCAGTAATCAACGTAGGTGCTACCTTACGAACAAAAGTAAGAAAGTCATCCTTTGACTGTTGCTGCACCATAACATTCAAAGTATTTCTTATACTTAAAAGAATGTTATAGGTAATCTCCTGATCAGATAAGTCCTTGTTATTTTCACTAGCTGTCATTTTCTTTTCTTACTACACCTGCAATCATAATGTCTTTACAACATTTACATAGACCTTTCTCTCCGTCGGTATTTGGTGAACAGCTACAGTCCTTACAATTACATTGATATCTATATTTACAGTTAGGATTGTCACACATTTGCCTAATACTCCATAGAATTATTTAATAGCTGTATTGTAACACCACACTGTAGGGGAAGACAAGAAGAATAGTTGTGACATTTTTGCAACACTTATAATTTATTTTACCAATACCATTGTCCTTTGCTGTTGTAACTGGTATACTACTCTCTATATAGATTATGTTATAGATTACAATATAGAAAAAAGAATATAGATTACAATAAAGACTTACAATATCAACTAGGTTAAGAACTTCTGATATTGGTCTTATTATATCTATATAGAATTATAGCCGGGTAGC